CTTCGTAGTTCCTCCGAAAAGGGTCCGCGTATTTTTGGAAAAACAGAAAAGAGGTTGAAACAATGGGAAAAATTGCCGAAGTGCAAGAAGTTACCCTGACTTCGCTTGTACCTTATGAGCGAAACGCCAAAATTCACGGCGCAGATCAGATTGAAAAGCTGAAAGCAAGCATTCAGGAATTCGGATTCCTGACGCCGTGCCTGATTGACCGCGATTATAACATCATAGCGGGTCACGGGCGCGTCATGGCTGCGCGTGAACTGGGAATGGAAACAGTTCCGTGCGTATTCATAGAAGGTCTGACCGATACACAGCGTCGCGCCTATATACTGGCGGACAATCGTCTGGGCGAACTGGGCGAATGGGACTGGAACACAGTCAACGACGAACTTCGCTTCCTTGACGATATGGACTTCGTCGTCGAATTGACCGGCTTCGATATGCCTGAAGGTCCAGACTGGTTTGAAAATCGCGAAAGGTATGACGATTCAAGACAGGAAGGGAACGACGAATACAACGACTTCCTTGACAAGTTCGAAATACCAAAAACGACTGACGACTGTTATACGCCCGATCTGGTATATGATGCGGTGGCAGACTGGGTGTCAAACGAATACGGGGTAAAACGTGAGAACTTCGTCCGGCCTTTTTATCCCGGCGGAGATTATCAGTCGGAAAAATACAAAAAGACGGACATAGTCGTCGACAATCCGCCGTTCAGCATACTTTCGGAAATATTGAACTTTTATACGGAGAAGGACGTGAAGTTTTTCCTGTTCGCGCCCGCGTTGACCTTGTTTTCTTCTTCTTCTTCTTCTTCTTGCGCGATAGGCGCGGGGGCACAGGTTGTATATGAGAACAAGGCAAACGTCAGCACTTCGTTTTTGACGAATCTGGAAATGGAATACAGATTCAGGACGGCGCCGACACTGTACAAGGCAGTGCAAGACGCCATTGACCAGATTAACGCGGAGAATGGTCGGGAACTTGCGAGAAACAACTTCCCTGACGAAGTCGTGACAAGCACAAAATTGTCATACTTTTCGAAGTATGGCGTCGACTTCAGGGTCCGCCGAAACGAATCCGAACATATACGAGCGCTTGACGCACAGAAAGAAACTAAACAAGCGATTTATGGATCAGGGTATCTGATATCGGAGAAGGCAGCCGCGGAGAAGGCAGCCGCGGAGAAGGCAGCCGCGGAGAAGGCAGCCGCGACGGTCTGGGAATTAAGCGACCGCGAAAAGGAAATAATCAAAAATCTGGGATAATGTCGGGAAACCTTAATGGGAGAGTGACAAACATGGCAAAAGAAAAGCTGACACTTCAGGAACAGGCGAACAGGGTCCTTGAACAGGCGGAAGAAAGGGGCGTGTCAAGCAACTTTTTCTTCGTGACGACCTTCAAGCGATATCAAGTTCAAATGTCAATACTGAACGACCTTGAAAAAGCAATCAAGGAACACGGGGCGACAGTCGAAAAGGAATACGTCAAAGGACGACCGAACCTGACAGCGAACCCCGCAATCACGGAATATAACAAGACCGCAACCGCGGCGAACGGGACAGTGTCGACACTGATAAATATTATCAAGACACTTTCGAACGAACCCGACGCAGCCGACGCCCTGTCCGAATTCCTGAATGGATAATTATATTCTGGCATACTACCAGAAAATTGTTGACGGGTCCGAAGTTGTCGGAAAGTGGGTTCGGTTGCTTTATGAGTTGATTATATCCGGCCTTGAAGATGGGACGTATATATTCAATCAGCAGAAGGCAAACAGGGCGATAAAATTCATTGAAACCTTCTGCCGACACAATAAGGGCAAACTGGCCCCGACACAGTTGAAGCTGACCCTGTGGGAAAAGGCTTTTATTTCTTGCATATTCGGGATCGTCGACGAAAACGACAAGCGCGTGTTCCATGAAGTCGCACTGTTCGTCGGTCGTAAATGTGGGAAGACACTTCTGGCGGCTTCGATTATCGCGTATATAGCATACGTCGACGGGGAATACGGATCCGAAATATATTGCGTGGCCCCGAAACTGGACCAGTCTGACCTTGTATATTCAGCGTTTGAGTTCACGAAGGACAAGAACCCTGACCTATTAAGACGGACACGCAAGCGCAAGAACGATTATATTTTACCCGCCACGAATACGACCATAAAAAAGATCGCGTTCAACGAAAAGAAGGCGGACGGCTACAATCCTATGTTGACAGTCGCGGACGAAATGAGTTCGTGGCCCGCGAATCGTGGCCTGAAGCAATACGAAGTCATGACGTCAGGAACCGGCGCCCGCGAAGAACCGCTGACGCTGTCCTTGAGTTCAGGCGGGTATGTAAACGACGGGATATATGATGAAATTATAAAAAGGGGGACCCGCTTCCTTTTAGGTGATAGCAAAGAGAAGCGGTTACTTCCCCTTTTTTATATGATCGACGACATAGACAAGTGGGACGACATAAACGAACTGCGGAAAAGTCTTCCAAATATGGGCGTGTCGGTGTCGGTTCAGTTTTTGCTTGATGAAATCAACACGGCTCATGAAAGCTTGAGCAAGAAAACCGAATTCATCTGCAAATATTGCAATCTGAAACAGAATTCGTCCCTTGCATGGATAGAAGCGCACGTCATAGAAAGAATGTCGGGTCCGAAACTGAACCTTGAAGACTTCCGTTCTTCATACTGTGTCGCGGGGATAGACCTGTCACAGACGACCGACCTGACCGCGGCGACTGTCGTGATAGAAAAGAACGGCGAACTGTATGTGTTCGCGAAGTTCTGGCTTCCGTCTGAAAAGATAGACGAAGCGATCGCCCGCGACGGCCTTCCGTACAACCTTTATATCGAACGGGGACTTCTGGAACCTTCGGGCGAAAACTTCGTCGATTATCACGACTGTTTCAACTGGTTGACGGGACTGGTCGAAAAATACGAAATACTTCCGATCATGACGGGGTACGACAGATATTCCGCGAACTATCTGGTTCAGGACCTTGAACGATACGGATTCAGAACTGACGATATTTTTCAAGGCGACAACCTGTGGCCTGTCCTTCAGGAAATGCAAGGACTGTTCGAAGACGGGCGGGTTCATATAGGCGACAACGACCTTTTGAAGGTTCATCTGTTGAATTCTGCGATCAAAATGAGCGTGGAACGCGGAAGGGGCAAACTGGTCAAGTTATCCCCGAACCTTCATATCGACGGAACGGCAGCACTGGCGGACGCGTTTTGTGTTCGACAGAAGTGGTTCGACGAAATGGGCGAACGATTGAGGAATTGAGAAAATGGGACTGTTTGATTCACTGTTCAAAAAGGCGCCGAAGCCTGTCGGCGTGTATCACGGCGACTTCAAAATGTTGAACGGCTACACGCCACACTTCACGACGTACAACGGAAGCATATACGAATCACAAATGATAAGGTCTGCGATCAACGCGCGGGCCGTCCATGTGTCGAAGTTGAAAGTCGAAGTCATGGGGGCAGCGAAACCGGCGCTTCAGAACAAACTGAAACACGGACCGAACGCCTTCCAGACGTGGTCACAGTTCTTGTATCGCCTGTCGACGATCCTTGACGTATACAATACGGCGTTCATCTGTCCCGTGTACGACGAATATGGTGAAGTGTCTGGGATATATGTTCCACTTCCGACACGTTGCAAGGTCGTTCAGTTCGGCGAAAGACCATACCTTCGGTATGAATTTTCAAACGCGACGACGGCTGCGATCGAACTGGACGCCTGTGGGGTCATGACGAAGTTCCAGTTCAAAAGTGACCTGTTCGGTGAAAAGAACGCGGCCCTTCTTCCGACAATGGACCTGATTCACATTCAGGAACAGGGCATTCAGGAAGGCGTCAAGTCAGCTGCGACATATAGATTCTGGGCGCAAGTGAACAACTTCAGCAAAGCGGACGACCTTGCAAAGGAGCGAAAGAGATTCACCGAAGAAAACTTTTCGAAGGAAGCTGAAGGCGGGGGACTTTTACTGTTCCCGAACACATATACAAATATCAATCAGGTCAAGTCTGACCCGTGGGTTATTGACAAAGACCAAATGGAACTCATAAACAAGGGCGTGTATCAATACTTCATGGTCAATGAAGATATATTGATGAATCGCGCCTATGGCGACAAGTGGACGGCCTTTTATGAAGGCGCCGTTGAACCATTCGCGATCCAGTTTTCGGAAGTCATGACCAGAATGTTATTCACATTCAACGAACAGACACGCGACAACCGTGTTATCGCAACCGCGAACCGGCTTCAGTACATGAGCAACACGGAAAAACTGAACGTATCAAGTCAACTGGCGGACCGCGGTATCTTGAACCGCGACGAAGTCCGTGAAATCTGGAACCTGTCGCCACTTCCCGACGGCGAAGGTCAGGAATATATCATTCGTGGCGAATACTACAACGCCACAGAAAAAATCGTAGAAGGGGAAGAAAACAATGAAGAATAAAGAGATCAGGGCCTTCGACTTTGAAGTCAGGGCAGAAGAAAACGACGAACATGGTTCCTTCATCACTGGACAGCCTATCGTATACAACGAACCTTCTGACATGGGTTGGTATCGTGAATATATCGACGACGGCGCCCTTGACAACACAGACCTTCGTGACGTCAGATTCCTTGTGAATCACAACACGGACATGATACCACTTGCAAGGTCGCGTAATAATAACGCGAATTCGACAATGCAAATGGAAGTCATACCGAATGTTGGTATGTCTATCCGCGTCGACCTTGATACCGAAAACAATTCGGAAGCCAAATCATTGTATTCCGCAGTGAAACGCGGGGACATTTCAGGAATGTCCTTCATGTTCACTGTTGAAGAAGATAAATGGGAAGACCTTGACAGCGACTACCCGACACGACATATTTTGTCATTCGCGAAAGTGTTCGAAGTGTCCGCTGTAACCTTCCCCGCCTATGAACAGACGTCAATTCAGGCCCGCGGATTGTCTGACGCACTGGATAGCGCGCGGACATCACTGGATAGTGCAAAAGCGGAACTGAAGAAAATTGACGACCAGAAGAAGAAGATCAAACTTCTTTGTGAGATTTAAGAAAGGACGAACGACCATGGAACTTAAAGACATGACAATCGACGAACTGGAAGCAAGAAAAGCACAGATCGCAGAGGAAGTCGAAACAGAAGGCGCAGACCTTGACGCGCTGACCGAAGAAGTTCGGGCAATCAAGGCAGAACTTGAATCAAGGAAGGAAGCAGAGGCAAAGCGTGTAGAGATCAGAAACGCAGTCGCACAGGGCGAAGGCGTTGTGACTGACACGCCCGTTGTAGTAGAGGAAAGAGAAACCATGAAAGACACAGCAGAGATCAGGAACAGCAAAGAGTATATCGACGCATACGCAGAGTACATGAAGACCGGCAACGCAGAGGAAATCAGGACAGTTTATCCCCTTCTGACAGAGAACGTCAGCGGTGATATCGCTGTCCCCGAATTCGTCTATGACATCATCAAGACCGCGTGGGATTCAAATGACATCATGTCACTTGTAAACCGCGTAGAGCTGAAGGGCAATCTGAAGGTGAACTTTGAGATCAGCGGTTCTGACGCAGTTATCCACACCGAAGGCGGCGCAGCTGTTGACGAGGAAGAACTTCTTGAGGGTATCGTGACTATGGTTCCCGCTTACGTTAAGAAGTGGAAATCCTTCAGCGACGAAGTTATGTCAATGCGCGGTGAAGCATTCATCCGTTACATCTATGACGAACTTGCATACAGAATCGTGAAGAAGATCGCCGATCAGCTTATCGCCCTGATCGCCGCACTTCCTACAACCGCAACTTCGACTTCACCTTCCGCACAGGTAGTGAAAGCAGCGCCCGCAGTTGGAACAATCGCCACTGCACTGGGTCAGCTTTCTGACGAAGCAACGAACCCTGTCGTTATCATGAACAAGGCTACATGGTCAGCATTCAAGGCCGCACAGTACGCAAACGGCTACGCAGTTGACCCGTTCGAAGGTCTGGCTGTTCACTTCAACAATTCACTTCCCGCATTCGCTGACGCAAGCGAAAACGACGTATACGCAATCGTTGGTGACTTCGGTCAGGGCGCAATCGCAAACTTCCCGAACGGCGAAGATATCGAATACACCTTCGACGAGTTGTCCAGAAAGAAGGAAGACCTTGTTGAGGTTCTTGGCAAGGTTTACGTTGCAGTTGCCCCCGTTGCTTGTGGCGCATTCGTAAACATCAAAGCGCCCGCAGCCGGTTGATTGCATGAAGGTTAAAGTCATAAAAGACTTCGCAGACAAAAACAAGACATGGATCACCCACAAAGCGGGGACCATGATCGACGTTGATGATACAAGGGCGAAAGACCTTATCGGGCGCGGTTTAGTGACCGCGCCTGTCACTGCGAAGA